GTTGTAGTATGCTACAAAAAAGTCGCAGTTAGCCAACACAACATAAGCTCCTGTATCAAATTTTACTCCGTCGTTAGGCAAATAATGGTCAAAAGACTCATTTGCTGCTGAACCGAACTTAAATTCAATAAGTAACTTAGTCCCACTTGCACCCGTTCCGTCATAGATTTTTATAGAACCGTCTGCAGCACTTGCTTGTGCTTGAACAGACTGAATCCTTATTGGACCTAAATTAGTAGCGGTACCTGCTCCAGCTCCTATGAACCCTTGTAGTTGTCCTGTGGCACTGAGAGCTACGGTCGCTTTTACATCTGATGAACTCATATTAATCTCCTATATTAAGATTAAGCGTCAGCAAATGGTGTAACTAAAGTTCCTGACCCTAAAATAATTCCTTCTACTGAGTATTTAGCACTTCCCATAGCAGTAACTTTAACGATACTACCTGCAAGTCCGCCTTTAGTAGAACCGTTCATTGTGATGACATCGTTAGATGCACCAGAAATAAAAGTTTTACCTGTTGCGTCTGTTACACCAGTGTAAAGTCCACCTACAAACTTGTCTGTACCGTCTGTTAAGATGTCCATGTCAGTTGCTGCAGTTTCTACTACAAAAAAGAATGATGCTCCTAAGTTATTTAATTGATTAGGGTCATCATTACTTCCTGGAGCAGTAGCAACGATAGTAGGTAAAGTAAATTTACCATCCGCATCGTTACAAGTTAATATTTTTCCTGCGTGGGCTGCGACTGTTAAAGTAGTGTCTGCAGTTAAACTAACAACGTTAGCATTACCTGCTGAAATAAATCCCGCCAATGATTTGACTGGACCTGAAAAAGTTGATTTAGCCATAATTTCCTCCTACGGAAATAAGTTCTACTGTCTTGGCTTGTCTGCTAGGTCAGTCTGTAGAACAAGTTAATAAAATCCTAGATATCTTATTGTATAGTACTTTTCACAATAAAAAAAGGGGAACATTAAGCTCCCCTTTAAAGATACGTTAGTATCAGAATCAACCAGAACTTTAAGCTCCTGGAGAACCGTACATTCCACGCCAGTCACTAAAACCGAAAGAATATCTCTCTCTAGCTTTGTATCTTACGTTTCCTGTTTCGAAGTCACCTTCCATGCCTGTTGCCATAGGGGATCTTACGAAATGCTTCATCCCGTTAGGGGCATCGGTTTTAATGAAGAAAGCATCTGTATCTGTAAGATAATGATTTACAACATAGCCATCAGGAAGCATTCCCATGCTTCTCATAGCGTTGATGTCATTATCAGATGTGCCAACTCTTCCTGGAGTTTTTAAAACTCTATCAGCCACAAATTGAAGTTGAGGTGGTACAATCAATTTTCTTGCTTGTACATTAATTTTAATACCTCTTTCATCAGTTAACGCAGCAATATCAATCATTGCGTTTTCTAATGAAGTTTCATTCAAGTCTGCTGCTGTGCTAGGTTCGTTAGATCCGTCTCCGCCTGTCAAGGTAGGGTGATCGGTAGCGAATAACTCTTTACCGTCGCCTCCTGGAAAGCTGGAATTAAATCCATTGTTTAACACGTTTGCTGCTTTGACTTGCTTTGTGCTTGCCATGGAACGTGCAAGAGCTTTTGTGTATCTTGCTGAAAGTGAGTCATAGAGGTTATCCTCTATAGCTTCTTCAGTAAGAGCAAATGCTAATGCTACTGTTTCATGTGAGTAACGAGATGTATAAGTCTCTTGTGCTGTATCGTAGGTAACTGCGGCACCTTCTCCTTTTACTGGAGCTTGTGCGAAACCTGATAACATCACTTCCTCTTCAAAAGCTCTATCTGAGTTTTCTGAATCGAAGATTTCTGCATGCTCGTTTTCGTAACGATCGTATTCAAGACCAAAAAGTGCGTTCAGTCCTGGCTCGAGTTCCTTAACTAGTTGTGCTCTATTTATTGCCATTTATATCACCTTTTATGAATTACCGAAAACAGAAGCTGGGAATGAAACATACATTCTTGCATACTGTCCGATAGAGTTGTCAGGTCTATCCACGAAACCGTGAATCAAAGCAATTCCGCTACTTGTAGTAGCTGTTACTGCTTCTTTAGATCTGCCTGTTGAAGTATCACCTGCGGTAGTTGTGATAGTATTTGTTGTACCGATAGATGCTTGTGTAGGAGTAGCACTTCCTTGTGCCTCATATACAATATCTGGATCGGCATAAACAAACGCTTTCGCATTCGCAGAACCTAGTGTAGCTGTGCTTCCCTCCCAATTTTTCGAGAAGACAACTGAGCCATCAGTGGCTCGATATTCTACTCCGTAGAATACGCCAAGGGGAGTACCTGTTGCAGTACCCTGAATTACTAGACCACTAGCAAGATTAACAACATCACCAGAGAAGATTGCTCCTGTGGTTCCTGATGCTATTGCAAATTCAGAAGGTCTAATAGTTCCACCTGACATATGATACGCTGGAGTAAAACCATTTGGGTCATTTACATTCGCCATTTATTTCACCTTTATATAAAATATGTGTTACAGAGAATAATTCTATTCTCCACCTGTTCCAAACGTAACCTTGGTTGTTCTATTAGGGCTACTAATAGGCATAACAGGGTTACTCTCTCGCATAAGATTGTTATCAACAGCTTCCATTTGTTCATTGGCTAGACGAGAATAATAGTTGCGTCTTTCCATAACTGTTTCCTTAGGCATCTTTGCGAGTACTAAGCCACCAACTCCTATAACTCCAGCGTGTTTTCCTTCATCAATTGTAGGAGATTCAAAATCAGGGTGTTCTTCTGCTCTCACAGGTTCCCAACCTTCTCGAATACGTTTTGACATATTCGCTTTATCATCTTGCCCTACCATCGACTCACGAAGCCATCGATAGATATAGCCCTCTGGTGGAGTGGGTGCGTCTAATAAAGACGGTGGACTCCATGGTTTTCTTCGAGCTTGAGATTCTCGACCTTCTGCAGATCTGGAGGTTCGATCTGTGTTAGTAGTTGTGTTTTTTTCTTCTACCATTTTTTACTCCTATTTGATATGCTTAGCATATTCTTCTAGTGGCACACCTAATCTTTTTGCTATTGCTACTTGACTCGGTGTGAGTTGTACTTTTCTACGTGAACGTGACCTAGTTGTAGTAGAACCTCTACTAGAACCTGCGACCACTTCGTTCACAGTATTTGTTGATACTTTTCCTAATTTATGAGGAAACGCATCAGCCATTCTTTTATCCACTTCTGAATAATAATCATCAGAAGTTGGATCGTAACCTTCTTGTTCAACTAGTTGCCTATGAAAAGCAAAGGCACTTGTTGTCATTGCTACATCCGAACCAAACCATTCATTATTTGAAGCCCACGCTTTCGCTTTTGGGTCTTCCTGTATTTGAGGGGCTTGTTGTGTTTGAGGTTGAATTTGTTCAACCTTTTGTACAACCTGCTCTTCACTTACAGATTCAACTTCGGTTTTTGGTGCTACTCGTTTTAGACTTTCTTCTTCGACCGCCAACTTGGCTAGATCTTGTTGAGCTTGTATGAGGGAGTCTGTATCTCCACTCTCATATGCTTTTCTATACCTGTCTTGAGCACCTTGAAGTTCTGAACTTACTCGGTTCTTATATTCATCATATAGGTTTTGATCAGTTTTTGAAAGTTTATTTTTTGTTTTATTTAAATCTTCCTGAACGCTTTTAGCATATTCAATTGCTGCTTGCTCTCTACGTTCAGCTTCACGGATCTTAAAAGTGAGTTTACCTATACGTTTTTTTACAGACTCGCTATAGTCTTCAATTTCACTTTCAGTATCTTCGTCGTTTTCACCTTTAGCTTCAGATTTCTCTTCTACCTCGGGTTTTTCTTCAACAACAGATTCTTCTTCTGTTTCAGATTCACTTTCAGGAAGTTCTACTTCTGTCAGTTCTTCTGTTTCGTTTTGCATAGCTTCTGCCATGTTTTACTCCTTTGTTGCGTGATTTTATTAAGCTGAGGTAACGTCTTCTGGGTTGTTAACTACAGCTAAAATATCATCATCGTTTAATAAACGCAGATCGCCACCTTCAATTTTGATTCGTGCACCTGCATACCTGCCAAATATCACCCAATCTTTAGGCTTACACCAAGCTCCCTCAGGGAACTTGTTTTTATCTCTATAAGCATCTGGACCAAGTGAAACTACATACCCAACATTAGTACCAATACGTTCTTTTTCTAATGTAGAGTCTGCTAAATATATTCCGCCTTTCGTTTTTTGTTTACGACTAAACGGTAATATCATAATTCGATAACCTGTGGGGGTTGGTAATTTTTCTTGAAGAGAACTATCTTCCTCCATTTTTTCTGGAGTAAACGCTTCTTCTTTTTCTGATTCGGTTTCTATAAACCTTTCGACTGTGTTTGGTATTGGCTCGCCACCTTTACCAAAACTTTTTACTTCTTTCATTCTTCATCCTTTCCTTTTAGCAGGTCACTTATTAAAGTTTCCGTAAACGACAGACCTGATATTTCGCCTACGATTTTTTGATAACTTTCAAAATCTTGCACTCCACCAGCAGCGAGTGTTTCTGTTAATTGTTGTTGTCTTTCTGCAATTAACTTTCTTAACTTTTCTAACATCTAAATTATTTTCTTCTCGATTTAGCTCCAGAACACTTCCATCTTTTTCTCGATAGATTGTTAGGTGTGTTCGGATCGTTTCGTTTTTTCTTCGATAACCTTTTCTTTATACCTAAACTTCTTGCACAATAAGAGTCGCCTTTAGATGTTCCTGGTTTAACTCTAGGACCACCACCTTTGGCTTTTCCTGCTTGTCCGTAACTAACTCTTTTACCAGATTTAGTTACTTTAACTTTTGCTTTACCTCTTCTTGGTTTAGCCATTATTAAATCTACGACGGTTTGAGTTGCCAAAAACATCTCCACCGTGTGACATCATTTTAAAATCTTCACCGTCAATTCTACCATTCTTGTTTTTATCAAGTTCTTTTTGACCGCCATGAAGTTCGCCACCATGGGACATTTTAACACAGTTGTCTACAGTTCTACCACCTTTCTTTTTGGTGCCCATAAGTTTGTAGCCTTTCCAACATGCTTTACCGTCTAATCCTTTTTTCTTAGCCATTATTTATTGTACCCCTTGCCTTTAGTTGCTGCTCCGCAACCTCTAGCCATACCTCGTTTCTTTTTAGCTCCGCCACCACGATTCATTTTCATGGGGTCGCCTCCACGATTCATTCTGGCTTTTCCTTTAGCTGGAGTTTTTTTCTTTTTTGGTTTTTGGATTTCCAAAAACTTTTTCATGTCTTTATTAGACACTGCTCTTCCTCTGTTCTTACCTGGCATTATGGTCTCCTTAAATGTTTTTTGGCGTTAGTCATTGACCCACCATTAGTTTTCTTTACCATGTCAGAATCTTTCATTATAGACCCATCTGGCATTTTATGATAGCCCTCAGGCACTTCACCACCGTTATTCATTCTTCTACGGTTTGCGT